TTTACCTGCTCTTATATCTACACTTGCTAACCCTATTAATAAAACTTCATCTCTAATCATCTTCAATACTGCAAAAGGATTAAAGCTATGTTTCTCTGCCTGATACAATTTATTATCAGGGAGTATATCTTTCCATTCCAGTCCTGCACTCTCTAATATTGTTTTAACATCACAACCAGCAAAGCAGTTTAGAAGTATCCTGTCTCCATCTCCTTGCTTAATTCCTAGTGATGCACTCTTATCTTCATGAGCTGGGCAACGGCATGAATATTGGCCGTTACCTGTCTCACGAACTCCATCAAAGTGGTTCAAGACCTCTTGGATTAGAATGGTACGTCAGCCCCTTCTACGCTAGCATTACTGCCAGCATCTGAAGACTGAACCTGTGGCTCAGAAAGTCTACCACTCAGGAACTTAACCCCTGATTTACTCTCTCTAATCCAGCAAGCCATTCTCATTTCTTTACCGCCTTCTAATGTTACAGTTCCTGTATAATCAGGTCTTGCCTCATTATCACCTTTCTCATTCTTAAATAGTGCGAATGAATTAGTGTTATCATATTGCTCTGCCATATCAATTTGCTCCTTTTTTAATTTTAGTTATTAAGTCTTCAACTTCTGCATCAAATTCTCTCACTGCATTTTCTAGTGATAAAATCATATCATTATCTTTCTCAACTTTAACCCACTTGAGTCTTAGCTCAGGAGGAAAGTCTGGGTGATACGATGCAAAATATGCATACTCACTTTCTGTACAAGCTATTTGCCATTGAACTTGATACTCATAATTCCTTGGCATTTTATCTGATAAAAGATTTTTAGCATGAGTCACATGAGTAGGACATTTAATCTCCAACACTGCTGGCTCTGCTCTAATTAATCCATCAGGGCTTGCACTTGTATTAACAACTTCAGGATGGTCAAAGCTACCACAAAGAGCAACCTCTTTTCCTGTTATTGCCTCAAACAAAGCTCTAGCATCAGGCTCACGCTCAACGCCATCGTGCATAGCTTGGTTCATGAAATTAGGACTAGCAGATTTGCCAGTTATCCTTTCAATAGCAAGCTCCATTCTGAGTCTAGTTTTATATGTTGACTCTCCATATTTTGTTTTTTTCATTAGGTCAGATAGTTTACTCGCAGTAACTTTTCCCATCCTAACTTTAAACCATTCATCAGAACCTTGTATTAGTTCCTTGCTCATAATGAGAACTCCTCCTTAGAGTTATCCATAGTATCAGCATCTTTAGTATCGTCTAACAAAAACATTCCTGCCAGTGCATACTTTCTAGCATAAGATGATGAGCTACCAAAGCTTTGTGCTATATCCATACCCTTACGATTAGGGTTGATACCTGCCTGAGCTCTTACGCTTAGCGCATCAGTATTCTCAGCCTTAAATACTACAGTAGCCTCAACATAAGGTATGCCTCCAGCCTCTTTAACCTCATCAGTAATGAGTATAGATGCTTTATGCTTAGCCAGTAAAGGTTTTAATGCTACCAGTATATCTTCACAGCTACGATAGTTATAATTACCAAAGCTGTTACGTTGATTCTTTGGCACGTTTAGTTCATTTTGTATAGCTATTAATTCTTTCATTCTGTTCCTCCTTAGTTAAGTTATAAAAATCTTTGTCCTTCTTATAAAGCTCGTTAGCAATAACAAGTCTATCTACTTTCTCAGGCTTACTGCTTGCCTCATCCTCCCACCTTGCTCCATTCAACCATGTTGTAGGCAATGGTATAAATCTTCCATCCTCTTTTGTCCACTGGTCTGATTGTGATTGAGTCTTTAAAGCGCTCAACACTTTCTTTAATTCAGGCTTATGTTTTGACCAAGCTCTCATAGCTTTTTGCTTATCTTTTTTATTTGGATAAGCTCTCCAAAACTCATCAAAGCCATCTAGCTTTAAAGTTTTTTCATCCCACCTGCTTTGTGCACCCTGAGCTTTTTTAGAATTAATAGTTTGTAACATCTGTAACTCACCATCAATTCTTTTATGTCTCCATACTTCGTTATTTATATCCTCATCTAACCAAAAATATTTATGTAAAATATAACTTAGTGTTGGTTCATCTGTTCTTAACTCATCAGCTTTTTCATGATAGTCATCTATAGTTATTGGTTTCTCTTGTAAGTAATACTCCCAAATAAGTTTTAAATAAACAGCTAGTTTTTCGTTAGGGAGATAGTGAGTGTCTGCTAAAAAATCTCCTAAATTGTGTTTGTAATATCTCATCTTTAGTCCTCCATTTTAATGTTAAAAAAAGGTATATTATATATATATAATAACCCATTACCCATTACCCACCATGCACTGCATAACCATATCATGCTGAATAACTTACTACTTCTACTTCTTAACGCTTTTTGCTACTAAAAACATTCGTTAGGTAATCATCGCATTTAAGCGCAATTACTGCTTAGTTCTTTTCTGTATATCTACTTTGTTTTTTACCCAATTATTTATAATACTTTCATGCTCTTTGGATAATAAAAAGAACACTGTTTCTATTCCTAATGAGTCAATTAATAATTCAAATTGATTCAAAGTTTCATGTGACCATTCAACTTCCTCAGCAGGTAAATCTATTGTCTCATGTTCAAATTCGATATCTAATTCCTCACTCATATCATCTCCTCTCTACCCTAATAACCAATTAAAAATCACCCTCGTAACTCATTGATTGAATTACATAAATAAGCACGAAGGTGTGCCACGATAAAACTTGGTACAAAACCCCTAGTAACATCCAGTGTTAGTACAGACGATTAACTCATCGTCAAATATAAATGTAGGTTCGCCATTGTCTTTAGGAATTGCATAATACTCAACATCTCCGTCCTTGACAACTATTCCTGCATCCTTAGCTCCATAAATATTTACTAACGAACCATCGTCCTTATAAAAACTTCTATCAACGGATGGCTCAGGCTCACCCTTGCTTGGAAATAAATCCATAGTGTAAGGGTTAACATCAGCCCTTGCTGAGCTTATTATATTCCTTGCAAAGATAAAAACTAATATCACTGCAAGCAATGCTGTTAGTGCTGGTTTCATTTTATTCATTAATCCTCTCCTTTAGTATCGTTATTTTTAATTGGCGTTCTGCCTTGAGCTTTATATCCGTACAGCTCATCTTCAACTACAGTTTCAAAGTGATTGCCATAATAATACACAGGCTCAGGCGTATAGTTTTTATTGCCATCAAGTCGCTTAGCATTATTCCAGCTCTCATCTTTACCTTGCGCATCAGTATGCATAATCTCTCGCTCTTGTACAAGCTTATATGCATCCCAGACTCTCTTTAAACATCGTTCTCTTTGCACCTCAAAGCCTTCAGCTCTATCAGGCCTAGTATCAGGCACTGCCTTACCATGTCTATTGTATCTCATATGGACAAAGTTTTGAACTCTCTCAGCTATGTTAGCAATTCTCTCTAACGTTACATGAGGTGGCTTATTCCTGCGAGTAAGGAAGGATGCCTGTTGCTCAGCCATAATTGCTAATGCATCCAGTCCGCCATTGGCACTACTTGCTTTTCTTAGTTTCATATCTTATCCTTTATTGTTAGTGAATACTTCTAGGCCATCTTCAAAAGTCTTATCTCCAAAAGATATCTCATCCTCATCTAAAGGAACTGACTCAACAAAACTTTCATTATCATTCAACCAGTTTCCATAGTACAGTTTCTCATCTATTGTAAGCTGTCCCACTAGCTCAGACTTTTGCTTGCTTGTCAATGCTACATTTTTCATCTTCAATGTATCAAGAGCTGAGTGACCTTTAGGGATAATATTCTCTACATCTCCATAGTCGTACAATCCCTCTTGGTAGTTCTGAATATGCTTGGCCTTAGCTTTGGCACTCATCTCGCTTGCTTTAAAACTAGCCTGCAATATAAGTTTATTATCACCGCCAATTTCAATCATAGTTCTTTTACTTACTTTCTTATCTACTAATATTTCACCTATCATTACATTTAATGTACTCATTTTATATCTCCTTTAAAGTTTTATGAAAGTCCTGCAATTCCTTTGAGTGCTCTTTAGTCTTCTTACAATAACCAAACATATTGAACACTCCAAGCGTAGCCCATGAGCCACACCATCCAACACTATGATGGTTAAATACCGCCTTACCTTTACAACACTTACATCTTTTTATAATTCTCATATCATACCTCCGATTAAAATAAACACTCACCACAATCTAATAAAGCCTTCTTATATATATCACGCTGAGTCTGAACCTTTACCCCTGTTGCTTTTACTGTTAAGTTGTTACGCTCACAAAAGTGCCTGCACTCCCTGAGAGATAAAAACTTTCTTACCTCCCAGTCTCCATCCATTGCTACATGAGTCCAATATCTATCCATGTCTATCCCCTTAAAAAGTTTACTACAGTTACTAATATATCACCGCCTGTTAAAATTGTCAAGCCTATAAAAGCCCAGAACGCTGGGGCTATATAATTATCTAAAAGATAGCCCATTAGTCGTCCCCTTTAAAATAACGCTGTACCTCTTGCCAAGCTCTAGGGTTGTCATGTCTAAGCTGAGCTAGTGCAGGATTAACTCCAATGCTGTTTACTAAGTCTGCGAACTCAGATATCAACCTAAGCTGGTATCCATGTTCCTGCGCCTCTTGCTCGTACTGCTCTCTTGTCATATCCATATTAATCTCCTTTAGTTTTATAGGTTACCCTATTCTTTAAGTATCTCATACTTTAAAAAGAATGTCAAGCATTAATCTGCTCGACATCCATAAGTGGCCTTGATGCCATGTCTTGCTAGCACTTCGACCATCGCCTTAGCCCCTGCAATCTTGATATCCATAGACTGGCCATAGTTCCCAACCTTCTGGCCTATCCAGAATTGCATACGTTTAGGTAGCCAAGACTTTTTAAAGCCCCACTCAGCTAGCATCTTAGCCTCTTTGCTGTTGGTTCTGGTTACTGGTACATCTACCCAAGCAAAGCCACAGTACAATGGCTCACCATGCGCCTCAAAGAACTCTTGCTGAGCTTGTTCGTTTGCTTGCATCAGCTCATCCTTTAAGAAAAGTTTATCAAATTTTGTTACTGTTTTTTCTGACATAATTGTCTCCTTTTAGTTAAATTAAATTTTCATTGTCTATACTATAAGTATAGCATACTTTTTTCACTTTGTCAAGTCTTTTTTTAAGATTGTCATATAAGCCAATCTATCGTCTACCACATTTTGAGGTATCTTGCAAGTGAACCAAGCTATCTCTTTTACTCTTTGAAGTGATATTCTATCCTCTTCAATTAGTTTTAATGCTGAAGGGTAGACCTCAAACTTAGTGACATATCCGTTAAGAAAATCGTCAAATAGTTTAATCAAGTATCCCTCGTCTTCGATGCATTGCATCACTGAATTTTCTGTATTCATAATACCTCCGTATTTAAATATTTTGTGATTAATAAGTCTGCTGTTAACCCCACAGCTCCAAATATAATCATGGTTAAAAAAGGTAGTGCTATCATTGTAAATGTATTCATTAGATATATCCCCTCTCATTATATTCACCAGTTTCTCGGTCATACTCCCAGCCATCTAAGTCATTGGCCTCATTTTCAGCCTCTAATCTTAGCTCAGCTTGCTCAATAGCCTCATCAGCTATTGTATCAAAGTCTATCCTGTTTAGGAAGTCATGTAGTTGAAAAGAGTCTAGGCTACTTTCAGCCTCTTCCCACCAAGCCTCTTTAAGCCTGTTAACTGCTGGAAAGTCTGAGTTAAACTCTTCAGTTCCGTGTACATGGTCATCTGCTATTTCAGCTACGATGTCCTGACCTATTAGGTCGATGATTGATTTTTTATCTGTTAGTATCATATTTGTCTCCTTTGACATTATTATAGTTTAATTTTGGTTCGATGGCAAGCTCTTTGATTTTCTCTCTTAGAGCCTCCCATCTTTCGTTTAGTTGTTTTGTGTTTTTATCCATATATACATAATACCATAGTTGTAATAGTTGTCAAGCTTTATTTTGATATATCAGCTCTTGTTATTTTAGCTACTGATTTAAAAGTTAAATCATTACTTTCGTCAAAACCCCATGTTTTAATTACATAGGTATTTTTAAGATGCTCTTCTAAATCCACTAACCTCCATAATTCTTTAGTAATTTTATCATAATTGCTTGACTCTAAAATTGTTTCTTTAGTAGTTATGTTTTTAAGTATGTATAAGTTCATTTTTATCTCCTTAGATTAAATTATTTAAGTTTCTGTATTCATAATGCTCTAATATCTCAGCATCCCAACCTCTAAGATAACCAAACAATAATTTTAAGTTCAGCGTGTTGTTACTTCTATTTGGTGTATCATATATTTCAGTTGCTATGTCTTTTCTATGTTGTATTGCTTGGTCTAATGTTATTTTTGAGTTCATGTTTATCTCCGTTAATTTATAAATTGTTGCTTTATTTAAGTTACAAGACCATTGTATATGGTTGATAGAGAATGTCAACACTTTTATGCAATTATTTTCATTTTTTATCGTGGCACACCTATGCCCTTGTAAGCCTCTGATAGCAAGGGATTTGAGACACCTACATCAATTGGTTATTAGGGTAGAGGGATAATAGTTATATATACTGGCCAAGAGCTGGGATACTAATGCCCTCATCAACTACATCACGAATGACCTGCGCTAAGCTCTCATTCTACCTTGTATCTTCTAACGATTATATAAAGGATACTAATAACATGAATAATACTATTTGGACTAAACCTCAGGCGACTGAGATGCGTTTTGGTTTTGAAGTAACCATGTACGTCTGCAATAAATAATAAGAATAATTGGAGGGACTACAATCCTTCTCCTGTTGTAGTTTAAAACCCTCCACTATTTTTTACAATAATTAATAAAATCAATAAGATATGAGAACTAAAGGTACAAAATATGAGTAATAATTCACGAGCAAATAGAGCTTTTGCAAAGCGCATTGTAATGGAGGATAAACAGAATCCTGAGAAACTAAAGAAAATCGTTGAGAAACTATACGAGGATGCACTGGCAGGTGATAAGAAAGCTATTGATATCATTGCAGAGCGCATGGATGGCAAGCCAGTAGCTGAGGTACATAATGAGGGAGAGACAACAGTCAAAGTAATAACAGGGATAGATAGCGAATAGGCCTGAGAGCTCATATAAGAGCCGTGGTGAGACTTTCTCATGTTCTGATAGGGTAACACCTCGGAAACTGTTAGAGAGGCTTAGAATAAGTATAAGTAAAACTTATCAACATATCTTTAGGGCGCCAGTACCATTATAACACAACCGAGCATTAATGTCAAGTAAAATAAATAAATAAATGTCTTGACAAAGCATAGATAAGTATGATATACTAGTAGTAGCGTGCTCCACTTATGGATGCGGAAAATGAAGACGAGTCTTTAGTATAACATATAATGCAACTAATGTCAAGTAATAAATATAAATAAATATATTGACAAACAGGAGAGAATATGATACAGACAATAAAATGGATTAGTTCTTTACTTATCATCATAAGTATGATACTAACAGCATCGGGTGATTATCATCCTTGGAATTTATACATTGCTGTTCCAGCTACGATAGGGTGGGTGATAGTCTCATTCTGCTGGAGAGACAAGAGCTTAATACTCATGAATACAATAGCACTAACGATATACCTTCTAGGTATCACTAAACATATAACAGGATAACAATGGTAGACAAACTAACAGAAGAGCAGATAAAGGCCTTACTCGATAACTATATCGATGATAGCTTTAATGCTTACCAAGAGACAGGCGCTGATGTAGACAAAGCAACAGACTATTACTTAGGCAAGCCTTATGGTAATGAGGTATCAGGTAAGTCTAGTGTCACTACTCGTGAGGTAGCTGAGGCTGTAGATGGCGCACTACCACAGCTCTTAAAGATATTCACTCAATCAGTAGACGTAGTAGAGTTCACACCTCAGAATGATGGTGATGCTATGGTTGCAGAGAATGTAACCTCTTATGTTAATCACATCTTCAACAAAGATAATGCTGGCGCTATCCTTATGCATAACTGGTTCTGGGATGCGCTTGTCAATAAGGTTGGTATTGTAAAAGCTTACTGGGATGTAAGAGAGGATGCTAATGAAGAGACCTACTTTAACCTATCACAAGATGAGCTTGCTATGCTTATGCAAGAGCCAAGTGTTGAGATAGTAGAGAAAGAAGAGATAGAAGGTGAGCCTGTACCAGTAGGCCAAGACCAGATGACTGGTGAACCTCTAATGCAGAATAGACCAAGTACCTTTAATGTAAAGCTCAAGAAGACAGTAGATGCAAGCAGAGTCAAGATAGAGAATGTAAGTACCACTGAGTTCATGATAGAAAGACACGCTGATTGTATAGACGATGCAAGGTTCGTTGCACAACGTAAGATGCTAACTAGAAGTGACTTAGTATCTATGGGATATGATAAAGACATAATAGCTGAGCTAAGTACAGATGATGATGTTGGCTTAGGTGAAGATGGCAAAGAGTATAACCCTGTCAGTGCAGACATTAATAATACAGACCCTTCACAAGACCTAATAGCTTATTATGAATGTTATATAGACATTGGTGATAAAGATGGCCTAGCTAAGAAACATCGTATATGCTATGCAAGTAAGACAATCTTGAGTGATGAAGAGATAGACTATGTTCCATTCTATAGCTTATGTCCTTTCCCAATACCTCATCAGTTCTATGGTCAATCTATGGCTGATAGAACTATGGAGCTACAGTTCATTAAGTCTACGATTACCCGACAAATGCTAGACAATCTATACTTAACGAATAACAGTAGAGTTGGTGCAGTAGAGGGACAAGTAAACTTGGATGACTTACTTAACTCAACTGCTGGTGGCATTATCAGGATGAAGAACCCTAATGCTATCGTACCTATGACAGTACAAAGTAGTGCTGGTCAATCATTCCCAATGCTAGAATACTTAGATGGTGTACAAGCTAAGAGAACTGGTGTTAGTGATATGAATCAAGGCTTAGATGCCAACGTCTTACAAAATGTGAGTGCTACTGCTGTTGCAACCATGACAGCACAATCACAAGGTAAGCTAGAACTCATAGCTCGTATCTTTGCTGATACTGGTGTTAAGAACCTAATGAAAGGTATATTGCATCTTGTATGTAAGTATCAAAGTGAACCTCGTGCTATGGCTATCAATGGCAAGCCTATGAACATAGACCCAAGAGAATGGGATAACCAATACAATGTCAACATTAACGTTGGTCTAGGTAACGGAACAGGTGATGAGAAGGTTGCTATGTTACAGATGGTATTAGCTAAACAAGAACAGATACTAATGCAGTATGGCTTATCTAATCCATTAGTTAACCTAAAACAATACAGAGAAACACTTGCTAAGTTCATTAACGCTTCAGGATACAGAGACGATGCACAGTTCCTAAGTGAGATAGATGAACAGAAGATGCAAGAGGTAATGCAAGCTGATGCACAACAAGATAAGACACCACCAGAAGTAAAAGCATCACAAGAGATTGCTAAGGCAGAGATACAGAAAGCTCAGATGAAAGCACAGACAGATGCACAAGTTAACCAGTTGAAGATGCAAGAGCTACAGTTCAAAGTACAAATGGAACAACAAGAGCTAGCATTACAACAGAAGCAACAAGAGTTAGATAGTGCTAAAGAGTTACTCAAGATACAAACAGAGAGAGCTAAGTTAGAATCTGATATTGCATTGCATACTGCTGAGATAGCACAGAAAGAAAGAGCTAACGATGACAAGAACACAACTGATGACCTTAAATCTATGATTAATGCTGTAGATAAGATAGCAAATATTAGCAATGTCTAGGAGACAGATAGCAGAAAAAGTAGGTGATATGTTTGCTGACTGGTTTCGTAAAGATAAAGAAGCACAGGCAGAAGCAGTAACAAGGTTAAATCTACCAGCTAATAACACAGCACAAGACCGAGCTAAAGCTATGGGTTTTGATA